GAGCAATCCCACCGAGGCCGGTCCCGAGGCCGTCCATCGGGATTCCCTCTCCGTTTTCCCCGTATGAGAGGCGAGCGTGGAGGCGGTCCCGGTCATCATTGGGGGAGTGAGCGTATGTGGAGGTGCCGTACACGTCACCGACGACAAAGACCACCTCATCCTCGGTCACGTCCTCCTCCTCGGCCAACTCCTCGGTGATGGTGTCCACGAGGTCTTTCATCCCGTCCGGTGAAAGGACGCGAGGCATTACTCGCTCAACTCCTCACCGGCGGAGACCTCCGCGCCCGTCACGAGCGCCGGCTCTCCACACTCCGGGCACACCCGACTTTCGCGGACCTCACTTGGGAGGTCCAACTCGTGGTGGATGGTGGTGCAATTGGCACACCCATATGCCCCGGCGTCCTCTCCCCACTCAAGCCGAGTGACGGGATACTCGTACACTTTCATCCCGTCATTGCCGGCCCGAAAGACAAGCCACTCCGGCTCCTCGGTGAGCCACTCCTCCCATCGATCCTCATACCGCTCGCGGAGGGCACCCTTGAAAACCACTCCCACCACGGGAGCGTCCTCGGGGTGCTCCGGGTTGTGCTCCGCAATCGTTTGGCCGGTGGCCGCCACGTGGACCGCATCCGCACGCTTGTCCCGGACAAAGAGGGCCACACCCTCACCACCGTCCTCGGTAATGTCTCGGACGCGGGCCGGCGCGTCCGGCGTGGCATACTCCCCAATCAGTTGCTTCTCGGTTTCCGTTTCCGTCTCCGTCTCCGTGGTTTCTCTTTCACTCATGGTCGTTTTTGTTAGCTCGATAGTCTCACGCTCACGGTCAAAGCCGTGGAGCGTCTCGGGGTCCTTCGCAATTTCCGTTGCCCGTGCCGCGGCGTCCTCCCGTAGCTCCTCCGATAAGCTCTCATCCTCCGCGGCCATCCGCAATTGGGCCACGTGTCTCGTGGAATAGTTCATGCTCCGGCCCTCCCGGGTTCCACGTCACCTCCGTCCTCATCGGTGCTCTCGGCGTCCTCATCCTCGCTCTCGGTCTCGCTCTCCGGCTCCTCCACGTCCTCGCGGGACTTGTTGAGGAGACGCTTGAGCGTCTCTTTGGTGTCCTCATAGTGCTCGATAGCGGCTTGGGTGTCTCCAAACCGCTCACCGAGTGCCCGCTTGTGCTCACGGTCATCCATGTCCAACGTGTCTTGGTCCGCCAACTCCGTTTGCCAATATTGGATGGCCTTGGCCTCGGCCGAGGGAGGCGAAAAGAGGAGCCGGTTGGCACTCCGGTTGTGACGGGTGGCCGCGGTTCCGTCCGTCTTACCCTCAAACTCCTCGGTAAGGGCCTCCGCGAGACCCTCATACAACGCGAGGGCCGTGGCCTCATCCGGCTCCGCTCCGCCGGTGTTGGCGGCTTTCACGTTCCCGGCCGCGAGGTCCGCGAGGCTTTTCTCGTGTCTCGCCGGAATACCAAGGCCCTCGTAGAATCCCGTGAGGGTGTACGGCATACCCTCCAACGGGATGACGTACCGCATGGCCTCATCCACCACGGTGGCGAGGTTGTGCGTGGCCGTCTCCGCCCGCTCAATGCCGTCCTCCCACCACGTGGCTACCTTGTCGGTGGCCGTCTTGGAGTGGCGGCACGTCCGCTTGTCCGTGATTTGACGCCACTCCGCGCCGGTTTCGGTGTTGTACGCCGAGAATTGGACGTAAAGACCTCGATTGAGGTCATGGGAGTATCCCGTGGTAAACACGAGGACGTACTCCGTGCCGTCCACGTCCACGGTGTAACTCGGGAGCACAAGGTCAATGTGGACCTCGCCACCGAGTTTATACTCCTCCACATGGCCGTACACGTCACCGAGGCCGTGCTTCCGGGCCATTGCCAAAAACGGCCCGTACATATCCATTGGGTTGACCGGCTCATACGTGGACCCGGCGAACGCCCACAGCGCGTGGCCGGCCTCGCTCTCATCGAGACCGTCACCAAGCCACCCGGGGTTGACCACCGCGGTCTTGTCCGGCGTTTTAACAAACTCCTCGGCCTCGGGGTCCCAATACCCCGGCGTCACCGCCTTGGCCTTGGCGAGTGAGTGAATGGTCTCCTTGAGCGTGGGAGCCGCCTCGCACTCCGCGCCGGTAAGATCCGTTTTCTCTCGATACCACTCCGGTACATCCGTGCCGTCCGATGGGCCGCCGAGGCCCGCAAAGACGGTTGTTTTGTCGGCTTTCATAGCCGGTTGACCTCACACGGGGCGCGTCATCCGGCCGCCGAGGCCGTAATCACCCCGTTATCTCACTATGTGAGGGGGCCAACCTTATACTTTTTCCCACGCCTCACCGGCCGAGGCACTTAGTCATCTCCGTTATCGGGCCGGGAGCCACCCCGAAAAAAGTCCCCCTCCGTCTCTTGTGGATTGCCGGCCCGACGTATATCCTGATTATCAATTGTCTCGTTTTCATCCACAACAACCGCCACGAGCGTATTCACCTTGGAGTTGATCTGACGGAGTTGAGCCTGCGTGGTCTCGGCGTGTTTCGCCACTTTTTCGTCCAACTCCTCAAACTCTCGCTCCGTTGTCTCGATAAATCCGGGGTCATTCTTATCCTCGGGGTGCCCCAAGAGGCGTTGGCTCAATTTTTCCACGGTAAGTTTGTTATCATGTGAAAGTTTTCCAAGGTATCCCAACACGGCCGTGAGGATTGGTAAAGCGGCCATCACAATGTGCCACGTTTCCACCATTAGGGTGTTCCTAATAGGGGTATAAGTTAAAACCCACCACTCATCCTCCCGAGGTAGATATTACGCTCTCTCAATGGTCCCATCCCCGTCATCCACGGCAAACGTCAAATCGCTGGACCCAATAAACCCGAGGTCAAAAACGCCCGTCGTATCGTAAGACCCACCCTCATCAAAGCCCCGCCGGATTGAATAACCGCTAAAACTTGTGGTGGACCCATCAATATCCAATCCCCAATTTCCTTGGTCGTTCTGTCCATATACGTCTCCCTCTTGGTCATATATCACACGCGCTCTAATAAACCGTATATCCGTCACACTCGCCACGGTGCCGGTGACAATATTATTAGCCGATCTCTCACTCAAGGTAAGCTCATCACCCACCGTCACGTCATACGTTATATCCTCGGGATTATCTATTGCCTCCACCGTCACTCCCGTTGTGATTGTGTCAATACCGGACTCCACGGTGGCCGTATAATCCCCTGCGTCTCCATCCTCGGTTTGCCACTCAAGGTGGAGCCGGAGCGATTTATTTGCCGGGACGGTGATGGTTTCAACATCCGTGACTCCAACCCCACCATCAAATGAGAGTTGTATCACGGCGTCCACGTCATAATCATTGTTATTATTCACGTCCACGTCCACGTCCACCACCGCGGTCTCCCCCACCGGCGAGTTTGTTGTATTGAGCGAGAGCGTTACCTCGCCTCTCGGTTGTAACCCACCGAGGCCCGTCCCTTCCTCAAATACCAACCCTGAGACACCAAAATCCCCCACCTCCGTCCCCTCCTCATAGACAAACTCGTGCTCACCGTGAGCGCCAATATCCACCGCCTCACCCTCCTCAAATGTGAAGCTACTATCCGCCATTATTGGGCCAATACCCCTTTGCTAAACGTTGGCGTGGTTTCGGGATTTGAAGTTGAGAGACGCGGCTTGAGTCGAAAGTTCGTATGACTATTACTCCACGAGAGCGAGTAACTGGCCGCTCCATCGAGGGGTTGACTCACCACCTCCTCGCTGGCGGTGCCCGGACTCCCAAGTACATCAAGCGTGATTGATTGACTATTGAGAGAGTAACTTAGTTGCTCCAAGTCCGGTGTGGAGGCGGTGGCGAAAGACTTGGTGGCGGTGGTGAGGGAAGACTCCGTATCAACCACATCATACAAGGTTTGGACTTGGGAGCCGGAGAGGCCAACGTCCCATATGCGAGCATCACAAATCTCTCCCGGCCACACCTCATTTTTGTCGCCACGGTCTCCAATCCGCCAATCTTCTGAGGAGCTTGATAGGTCGCCACTAAATGTGGAGGAGTTGTAAATCGAGTTGCCATCAACATAGATGTGGGTGTCGGAATTGGCACCATCATATGAGAGGACCACAAAATACCATTGGCCCGTATTTGGGACGGTGCTTGAGTCCTCGTGGTTACCCCCGCCGTCCGTATCAAGGTACAATTTCCACTCCCCACCATTGCGGCCGGTGGCGTAATTAATCACGTCATTGCCGTTTCCACCCATTGCCATGATGGTCTCCCAATCGTTCGTATCGAGTGAGTCCAAAATCACCCACGCCGAAAGGGAGACGGCATTTCCGAGGTTGCTTTCATCAATTGACCCTTGGGTTGTAATGCTCACTTTGTCATCGGTTCCATCAAACCCGTATGCGTTCGTGTCCAAAATCCCGGTTTGACCGAGAGTTGGGCCGTTGTTAGTGCCATCATGCGTCCCCGCGAGGTCATTGGCCGTGCTCCCACTATCCTCATGGAGAGGCCACGCGGCCACTGGCGTTGGTGTTATCTCATCAAAATTTGCATATGAATACCCCATTTTGATGGTGGAGTCATCGGAGTGATCCGTGTTGGTGACGCTCTCGTGGACCACGCCATCCTCATCCACGGCGTTATCCCAATCGGTCGCGGTTTCCCATACAAGGTTACCGGTTGGAGTATTATCGGTGAGTGCCGGTGAGGCAATATCACCAATCGGTTCAAGCGCCATTGTTTTAAGCGCCGGCACCCCCTTGGCGAGGTCCCGAATGGAACCACCGATTGGTCCGGGGTCCGGTCTCCGCCGGTGAGGAGCCGGAGCCTCGGCCGGATGGTGAGCGGCCGTCATGGCCGTACTCATAATCCGGTCCTCCCCTCAACCATTGCCACCACGTCTTGAGCGTTGCCCGTGGTCTCATTTACAATGACACCGGTGGATTGCGGAGAGCCGGAGGTGTTGGTATGGCTCGCCAATGGGCTTCCCGTTTCGTCATCATGGATGGTGGACCCGTCACCGGAGATGATAGTGTTATGTGAGGTAAAGCCACCCGAATTATCAAACGTTACGAGGAGGAGGTCAACACCCGAGGGAATAGCCTCCACGGTGTCCGTGGTAAGGGTGGCCCGATACACCTCCACAGTCTCTTGGTCATCGAGGGAGGTGACCACGAGGACACCCTCATTATTCCCGGAAATGGTGCCCGTCTCGGCTCCACTAAAGTCCTCTTGTGGAGGGCCACGTCCCGCGGACGTGAGCGAGCTAATGATGTACCAATCCGTCCCATCGGACATGAGAATGAGCGCGTTAAAGTCCGTGTCAATTGTGGTGGAGCTTTCCCCATCAATTGTTTCGCTTCCCTCGGTGTCAATCGTGATGGGGTTGGCCTTCCCCGCACCTCCAATATCGGCCACCCGGATACGATTGCCCTCCACGGCGTCCGCGGAGGCGAGGGTGAGAGTAAAGGATTGAGAGTTGGTGGCGGTGTCAATGAGGACCGCCTCCTCATCACTCGTGGTGGAGCTTGTATTGGTCCCGTCCGCTACCTCGGTGGTGACGCTTATCACGTCATCAACACGCGGCCGCGGTACGTGGTCATCCGCGGAGTCATACACGGTGAGGCCACCGGACGCCGCGAGGAGGTCCCCGCCATCGAGGTGAGCGGCCACGTCCGTCCCGATGGTGAGGGGATACCCCGAAAGCGAGGACGCCGGCCCGCCAAGTTGCCCTTGGGGGACCTCTCCCGCGGTGGAGTCCCATATAGTGGTCCCGCCGGTGGTCACAACGTCATCCCCTACGCTGAGGAGTTGCTCCACATCGAGGCGGACGTTTTGGAGGCCACCGGACCCGTCACTCTCCGCATAGAATTGGAGGAGTGTGGAGGAGTCAATCGCAAATGTGTATGAGTGAGACGTACCTTGAGCACTATTGGAGTCCACCACGGCGTCCACAAGAGCGCCAAAGGAGCCGGGGTTGGTGCCGAGAGAGGCGAATTGGCCCGTTATCTGATTGTCTCGGCCGCGGGTAAAATCGAGGTCAATAGCATCAAGAGCCGCCTCTACGTTGGAGACGCCATAATCACCCGTGGCGTCATCAAAGTGGACGTGCTCCGCCTCATTGGAGTAAAACCCCCTCCAATTGAAGATGTGGTCCGTATCCGAAAAGGGAGCGTCAAAGTTTTGCGGAACGTACACGAGCGCCAAGAGAATCTCATCCCCTTGAATGTCCGGTGGCTCCGGCGTGGGGTCCGCGGTGCCTTCGCGGAGCACCACCGAGGAGGTGGCGGTGTCCCACACGAGTATATCCCAACGGTCATCACTCCCATCTCCGGTGGAGTGAGTCTTGGTAGTGGATGAGCCAAGCGAGGTCTCACTCGCTTGGTAAAACGCCGTGCCGGCCGCGATTTGCGTTTCTCGATTGTTGGACGTGCCGGTGACCTCAAAATCTCCGGGGTCCTGTACCCCATTGCCGATGAGGCCCTCGCTCACGGCCCTCCAATTCGTTTCAAAGAGTGGCTCACCTTGGGGCCACTCAAGTTGGTCCGCCTCGGGCATACGTCCGGCCACCAAGCCCTCATCCTTAGAGTTTTGCACGTGGGACGCGAGGCTCCGCGTTGCTCCGCACTACTTAGTGAGCCATGTCTGTCAGTAACAATTTGAAAAGCGAGAAAAAAGTGTCATCCATACTCAAAGGTGTATCCCGTAAGGATACACCTTTGAGGTTTTACCCATCCGGGAGACGGTCCGCCGGTGTGAGCATTTTACCACATTGCCCACAATACAACCGACCGCGCTCATCATACTCCACCACCACGTGAGGGCACGAGCGGGCCATTACGCCGCGTCCTCCGTGGCGAGGGTCCCATCCTCCTCCACGCCAACCATCGGGACGTGGACCATGCTCACGGCCTCCTCGGTGGCCGTGACGGTGAGCCGGATGGGATCACTACCCTGCCGGGGAACGTACTCCCCGGTGAGGACCGCGGCAACCGTTGGGAGGCCGTCCGCGGAGATGGTCCAATACTCCCCGCTCCACTTGGCGTCCGTGGCGTCATGCTTGATGGCGTCCTTGGCACCCTCCTCCACGGCCACCTCATAACTCATGTGGAGGCGGAGCCGGCGCTCCTCGGCGTCCTCCACCGTGACATGGACCTCTCCCTCGGTGTCACCCCGGCGGGCCACGAGTGACTCATCCGTGCCGTACCACTCAAAGAGGTCTCCCTCGCTCTCAATGGCGAGCACGGACCGGTCATAGAGGTCCGTGTCCACGGCCTCGTGACGCTCGCGGGGGCGCGGTTCCGTGTAATTTTCCACGTGCTCCGTGAGGACCGCCTCGATGGCCTCCACATCCACGTCCGGCTCCTCATCGGCCGCCTCGGGACGGACCTCCCGCTCGCCACCATAGGTCCGGGCATTGGGGTGGTCCTCGATCCACTCCACGGCGTATTCCACGGCCTTCTCGCTCCGCTCATACTCCCGGTATCCCGAGGTGCTTGAGGAGGAGAGGGTGATACCGCCTTCGCCGGAGTATCCCGTGCTTTTGCACGCCTCGCACACCGTTACGAGACGGTGGCTCTCGATGTGACCCTTGGTGTTGGGGTCTCCCATGTAATATGAGGAGTGGATGGCCGGCGTCCGCGGTTCCTCGTGCTCCGGGCACGTGTCAATTCGGTGGAGGACCGCCACGCCGCGCTCCGTAGCCGCAAATTTGCCACCACCCACGTGGGTGATGAGGGCCGTCTTGAGACCACGCTCAAGCGCGGCATATCTCCACGAGCGCGGATAGTTGTATAGAGCGCCCCCCGGCCGCCTCATTTCGGTGCCGGGTTTCCCGTTGCCGAAGACACCAATCCACCCGCCGGAGCCAATTCCGATGGGACCGGCGTAATAGCAATCCCGGAGGAGCTTACGGAGGGAACCGGGAGAAAAGGCCCGCTTGGTGAGCCGCGCCTCCACATCCGTTGGGAGCGCGTCCTCGATGTGGCCCGCGTCCTCCGCCTCGGTGTGCTCAATCGCTTGGTCCTCGCTCGCGTCCGTGCCTCCATCCGTGAGGACCTCCGGTTTCTCGGCCTCTATTTTCCACTCGCCGCGGTGGAAACGGGAGGTCCAACACTTGTTGAGGAAATGACGACCATACTCGGTTTCCGCGCCGGTTTTTTCGTCCACTACGCGGACCTTGTAGGGGCCACCGCACTCAAACACGTCCGTGACGCACTTGAGGTTGCCGTGCTTGTCCTCAAAGCGGAGGTCCTCCTCCGGTTGCACGCACTCGCGGGCCGGGCCTTTCCGCATGGGACTTGTCCATCCGCACGTGGGACACTCCTCGTCGGTACAAGGGGGCGTCTTTTCAAATCGAGTCTCGGTTTCGTCCGCTTGGGTTTCTGCCGTCATTGTGGTCACCAACTACATATCACACTATGAGATGGGGCGCACTTATAGTTAACGGACCTCCGCGCTAAGTAGTGCGGAGTAAGAGAAACCGAGTGACGCCGACAGGTTATATCATGCGAAAGCCCACGCCGGCGTCAAACCCATATGACTCATCCTTGTCCCGGTCCTCATAGATGGCACGCCAAAGGAGATTGCCGTTATTATCCTTGGCTCCAATCTCCCGGAGCGTCACGGGTTGTGATGACGGCTCCGAGGCGAGGACGCGGATGGTTGCCTCTATGGACTCATTGCTTTTCTCCCGGAGTGTGTCCTTACTCAACACCTCGCCACCGAGAGCGGAGTCCGATTTTGACGGACTTGTGTCATCCGTCCCGAGAGCTAACTCCGCAATCCCCACCACCGTCCCCGGCGAGCGGATGGCGTCCGCCACAACCGCCTCACCGTCATTGGTAAACTCGGAGTCCCCAACTCCACTCCCGGTGACCGTGAGCGTTATGTCCGCCCTCAACTCCTCATCCTCGCTTACCGTGATGGGGTCCGTCACCACGCGAGCGAGGAGGTCACCACCGTCCGAAAAGAGGCCAAACTCCGTGGCGTCACTCCCACCGAGGCCGTCCTCACTAAACCGAAAGGTACCACGAGCGCGGACCACGTTGGAGGAGTCCTTGAGACCATACGCCACCGTCCGGCCCGTCTCGGTTCCGAGCGCGGTGTCTCCCGTTCCCGCGGCCGCGGTGCCCGTGCCCACGGCAATCTCCCGGATGGCTCCGGTGGCCTCGCCATTGAGTGCGTCCCGGACGCCATCACGGCCGGTCTTGGTCCACTCCTTGGATTGCACAGTGATGGACTTGGCGGAGTAAGCCCCTCGCGCGTCCCCGGACTCACCAAAGGATGACCCGTATTGGCTTCCATCCGGGTGCCCGGAGATAAGGTTGGTGTTGAGTGGCCGGGTGTATATATCGAGGGAAACCGCCACCTCGATGGTGTTACGGGCAAAGTTGAGATTGATCCGGGCCGTCTCCGGCAGGGTGACAAATTGCCCGTCCAACCGCCTCGCGGACTCCCGATTTTCGGCCACTTGGTCCGGTATTCGTGCCATTGTTACTATATCAACGCTGCCGGTGCCCAACACACGGAGAGGGGGCCGGCGTCTCCTATTTTTGCCTCATAACACGTATAGTCACCGTCCCTCACCTCAAAGGAAACCGTCCGTGTGGAGCCGCCATTCACGAGGAGCGTTTTGGAGGCCCGGACACTCCCATCAAACGTGAGTGTGGCCGTGATGTTTCTTGTGTCCGCATTGGTGTTTTCTATATCGGCCGCAATTGTCATTGTGGTGTTTACGGTTGCCACATTGGAGGCCTTGTCATCACCGTCCGTCACCCGGATATTGGAGTAATTGATACTCCCGCTCTCATCCCTCCCCGCACTCGCTTGGCTCAACTCAATCCGCCGGCCAAATATTTCGGTGGTGGTGACGCTCGTGGACACACCACCATACGTGATACCGCCACCCTCCAACACCCGTATCCCGCCGGTTGGCTCCCCGTCCGGGGTCTCCTCGCCGGTGGTGAGGGAGACTTGCGTGCCAAACCCGTTTTTCAACTCAGTGTATGACTCTTGAGACTCCGCAAAGTCCTCAAACTCATCCCACGAGGTACCGCTTGAATCCTCATCCTCAAAGTTGGCTCTAATTTTGTCAATGAAAGCGTCCGCCTCACTTGAGCTAAAACCGTTATCCGTGAGATACGTCTTAAAATTGGTGTAACTACTAATGTCCTCATCGGTCCCATCCCCATCGAGGTCATAAGCGTCCAAATCACTCTTGAATACATCATACTCACCCACCTCATTGCGGAGCTTGTTAAACTCACCAACCACCTCACTCGTGTCTTGTTGGGCACGCTTGAGGCCGGCCCACACGAGCTTTTTCTCCTCGCTTAGTCCCGAGTTGGTAAATGCCATCTCTTGGTCACCCCGTGAATCCCGTAAAGCTCAACTCCACAATCCCGGAGGGCTTTACGTTCTTTTTGGATACAATGAAGTCCATGCTTGTAATATCAAACGGGTCCCACGTGATGGTCATGGATTGACCCACTTGTACGTCCGCAAAAGTGGTATCCGCTATCTGGAACGTGAGCGCGGAGTCGTGCCACGCGGCGTCCCGGAGGACACCGCGGCCGCGGTCCCTCGCCTCGCTCCGGGTTTGTATTTCATTGTCCACGAGTTGGTCCTCCCGCTCACTCACTCCATAAAATCGGATCGAGGACTCATTGGTGACCGTCACTTGTAAGTCATCACCAACCACGGTGAGCTTGTTGATAATCCGGTCATAATCTTTCTCATTGGACGCCTCCACCACCGGCGTCCCACCGTTGTAATCTATGGAGGAGGGTGCCGGTTGATCCCCGCTTGGCTCATAATAAAGCACGTCCGAATTATCCACGTATGAGGTAAAGTCATCCTCCTCCGCGAGGTCTTGAATCACCTCCATTACCGAAGCGTCAAAGCGCCGGGTGATGGACCTCTCGGTGGACTCCACTCTACTCGGTGTGATGTTGGTGGACCGCGTGCTGGTGGCAAACGGGAGGGTCTCGGCGTGGTCAATAAGGACGGCGCGTGGCTCACTCAAGTCCCCGGTAAGCTCAAACCGATACTCCAAGACGCCATTGGAGGACGCCGCACTCCCGATGGAGGCGGTTTGTACGGCGTCCTCGGCCTGTAATTCGTACTCATTGAAGTTGCCACTGAGTTGTGGGAGTGGCCATATCATACAAACGCCGTTATTGTCCCGTAATTCCACCTCTCCACGGATTTGGTCCCCGGTGTTGTTGGCGAGAAGGCGCGTCTTGAGCCGGGAGACTTGGCCGGAGCCGGGGATGGCCGCACTCGGAACGGCCGTGTACGTGGCCCGAAACTCGCCACTATTACCCTCCCGCCATCCAGCAAAGATGAGATTGCTCCCGTACTCCCTGTATCGTTTTTCGGTGTAATTGGCCAATTCAAACACCGGGAGGTTGTGGGACCAATCGCTCCCCGGACCCTCGCCGGTGTGGATGAGCACACTATTTCGTGTCTCCGCCTCTTGGTTGACCGCCTCGGTGATTATCTCCCCGGAGTCCGTGTTTACAAACGGCCGGTGGACCTCTTGGAGGGTAAGCTCATACCGATTATCGGCCACGAATACCTCAAGAAAGTCCCCGGCGTCACCCTTGGTGGGTTTCTTGGTGACAGTCCCCACCATCTCCGTGCTCCCGTTTTTCTTGATGGTGGCGGAGGCTCCGCTCCCTATGGACCGACTGCCGGACGTGTTGCCCACGGTGGCCTTGGCCCGTGAAAGCGTGCCCTCATCACTACTCTCCGGCTCCACGTCCACCAAGGGGGTGACCGTTGTGCCCTCCACCACAAGCTCCCACGTTGCCATTGCTATATCACCCGATATACACCGAGTAAGTGGCCATCTCGATGGTGCCGGAGTATTCCCTCGGTGGGTCTCCACCGTCCGGGTTTTCATTGAGTTGGAGGTCCGAAAAGGCCACGTCCACACTCCGGCCGTCATACTCCAACGTATCGAGGCCGTCCGCGGTGGTGGGTCCCCACCGATCAAAGGCCCGCCTCAACTCCTCATAAAAGCCGTAATTGTCCGTGTTGGGTGTGGAGGAGTATGTGCCGGAATTGGGGTAATCCGCGGCGTCCATGTCACGGATGACAAAATCAATTTTCCACGAGGTCTTTGCGAGGACGGGGGTGGCTCCCGCGAGACCTCCGATGGCCGAGAGGATGGACCGGATAACTATGTTGTTAGATTTTTGGAGTTTGACGTTGGTGGTTTTGAGTGTAAACTCCTCGCTCCCGTCGTTTTTCACGAGTTTGAAGGGTACGCTTGTCATATGGTTTGCTCCACCTCCAAGCCAAGCTCACGGCCAATGAGTTCCGCGAGGTCCTCCATCTCAATCCGCGTGAGGTTGGAGAGGTCCAATTGTTGGTCCCCAATCTCCACCTCCACGGTTTCGATGGTGACACCGCCACCGTCCTCATCCTCGCCACCCGTGGACGGTTGAGTGATGTTTCGTGTCACGTCCGCCGGGAGGACGGCCTCGCCGGCGTGCCCGATAAACGCGCCGGTCTCCTCAATGAGGCCACCTGTCTGGAGTTGTGGGAGGTCAAAGTCAAACCCGCCAAAGACGGTCATCCCACCCACGGTGGTGGAGCCGAGTGGGCCGGCGTCAATGGTGGTTGAAGGGAGTTGCACCTCGGGGAACCCCACAGTGTCCGGGATAACAGTATTCCACACCCCGGTGATGGCGTCCGTGATTCCCTCGGTGAGGCCGGCCGCAAGGTCTGTGACGTGTCGGATTGCGGACTCCCACCGATCCGCCACCCAATCGAGGGCATTACCCACAACCTCGATGACGCGGCCAAAGGTCCGCTCCCACGCGCCGGCGAATATGTCCAACACCTCACCGGCCCGTTCGATACCTCGCCTAATCCCCTCAATGAGACCTCCCTCAATGAATCCCTCGATAAAGCCAACTATGAATCCCCCAATGGTGGCGAGGACGCCGGCAAAAAGCGAGATGAGGATGAGGAGGCCGTCCCGTGCCCAATTGGGGAGTTGCACCCCAATCATTTGACCGAGACTGGCAATCCAATCCATCACTCCCGTTATCTCAAGCACCCACACCGCAAAGAGGCCGATGACGGCACCGATGGCGGCCGCGAGAGCGAGAGCGCCGGCGCTCCCCGCGGCCAACCACGAGATAAACCCTTTGACCAAGCCGATGGCCGTCCCCACCCACCCGGATAGTGTTGCCACTATCCCGGACAAGCCACCGATGGCGGCCCACGCTCCCACTATCCACCCAATGAGGGTGGAGATGTATCCCGAGAGGAGCGCGGCAATCGAGGACACAGCAGTGAGCTTGAGGATGAGACCGGATACCGTGCTCCCCAAGAAAAAGATGGCACTTCTAAGGAGGCCCGTCACCCCGGTGAGCCGTCCAAAGCGGTTATTGGCACGGTCCGCTCCGCTTGAAACCGTCCCCAACTTCCCGGAGGTCCCACCAAGCGCCTCATTGGCCCCTTGGGCTTTTTCCTCCGCGTTGGCCATTGAGTCGCCCACACCCTCGGCTTTCCGTTGTGCGGAGGCGGCTCCCTCCACCTTGGCCATCCACGTGAGACTCCCGATGGTGACCATTATCGGACACCACCCGAGGAGGACTTGGCCGTTTGCTTGGCCTTTTGACTCTCTTTCTCGGCCTGTCGCTTTTTCTCGGCCTCCACCTCATCATTGAGTATCCAAAACTCCTCCACCTCGCGGGCCGTCATCCCCGGCTTGTGTATCTCGTGGACTGTTTCGGTGGCCTCGGCGTCCAACTCTCCCACCGCGTGGAGTCCCACGGCCACCGCCACGGACGCCACGAGAGGACCCACGAGACCCGTCTCCACGGAGAGGAGTAACCCGAGACCGATGGCTCCCGCCATTGCGAGGCGTGCCTCACGCGGCGTCACGCGGCCGAGAGCCACCATCACACCGTCCGGCTCCTCCTCGATACGGTGGACCTCTCGCTCTCCCCGGAGGTCCGCGAGCGTGAGGTTGGTGGTCTTGAGGAGGATGGTTTCCATTGCTTTAAATTGGTGTTGGAGGACGGCCATACTCTCCGGCTTGGATTGCCGGATGACGGCCCTTAGTTTCCCTCCTCATCCTCCTCAATCTCGGTGGCCCCCGGTTCCGGGAGGTATGGCTCAAGTTTCTCACCCACGTTGTTATCTACGCCGGCGAGGAGTTGGGTGAGCGAGAGCTTGGTGTCAATGGTGTGGTTGACCACTTTCGCCTCGGCCGCGTCTCGCTGGAACGTGTCAATGTCAAACCGCGTGGAGCCGTCCGGGAGATGTTTGACGTTATTCTTGAATATCTGGTTTTTCCGTTGCCACGTGATTTGTTTTAGCTCAAACCCCACGGCCATTTCCTCACCGCGGATGGTGACCTCCTCCCACTCCCACCACGTATCCGCGTCATCCACAAGCACGTCATCCTCACCGGCGAGGGCCGCCTCACCTCGCTCAAGTTTGCCGCGGAGGTGGTCCGGGAGCGCCTCACGAGCGGCGTCCGGGATGTTGGTGAATGTGCTCTCCTCCTCGGTCTCGGTTTCGGTCTCGGCGTCACGCCGAGGGTTTTCTTGTTGACTCATTGTTTAGAGGTAAGCGCCGGTGATGTTGGAGTCCTCAATCTCAATGAGGAGGTCCTCAAGCATGATGGAGACCTCCACCTCCACCGTGGTGGACTCCTCGGGGATGGGGTGGCTCGCCGTCTCGATGTTGCCCGCTTGGCCGGTGATTTTGAGCGTGTCCCCGTTGGGCCGCTCAAACTCAATGATAGAATCAAAGCCCCCGGCCGTGGGATTGATTAGCTCTTGAAAGAGTGCGTCATCCTCGATGGCCACGGTCGCGTCCAACGTGGCGTCAAAGTTCCCATACGTTATCTCAAAGGGGTCTCGGCCGGCGCTTGGCTCAATGTATCGGCCCTCCTCAAGGTTGTTCTCCACCGAGAGGGTAAAGTCCATAAATCGGGCGAAAGAGGTCCCGAAAAGCGAGAGTTGGCTCGCGGCGTCCGAAAAAAGCCATGGTTCGCGGTCTTGGACGGAGATGGAACCGGTGGGAGAGGAGCCGGCACTCACTCCCATTGCCCAATAGGAGAGGGTACACGTAAGCTCATCATCATTGTTGGCCTCCATCGTCATCTCATTGGGGACACACCCCGAGAAAGTCCGCACAAGGTCACTCCCGCCACCACGGCCGTAATATACGGC